CAGGAACAGCAGCAGGAACAGCAGCAGGAACAGCAGCAGGAACAGCAGCAGGAACAGCAGCAGGAACAGCAGCAGGAACAGCAGCAGGAACAGCCAGATATTGAGCTGGTGGTCATGGTGCGTTATATCCCAGAGTTCCCCGGCGGTCCGCTGCGCGCTGATGTTCACCCTGATGAAGTGGATAACTGGCTGGCGCTGGACTGGCGTCTGGAGGAATAACCATGCTGGTTGCCGATCCCCATTCGCCGGACTTTAACAGCTACGCCAGCGTGTCCGACCTGCGGGTCTTTGCCTCCGCGCGCGGATACACCATACCTGCCGAAGATGGCGAATGCAGCCAGATGCTGATGCAGGCGATGGACTTTCTGGAAGGAAGGTCCTGGCGTGGTCAGCGCTCCAGCGCATCTCAGCCTCTATCCTGGCCGCGCTCCGGCGTACGCTTCGATGGTGTGGACCTGCCGGATGATGCTATTCCACAGCGCCTGATTGATGCTCAATGCCGCCTGGCTATCGAGTCGCAGGAGATTGACCTCACGCCGTCGGTCTCCGGTGGCGGTGCGGTCATAGCTGAGAGCGTACAGGGGGCCGTCTCTGTGCAGTACGAGCCGGGAACGAATAAGGCCACTCCTTCATTCCCCTGGTTCTATTCCTCGCTGCGCGGGCTTGTGGTGGGCGGCAACCAGGTCCGGATCGAAAGGGGGTAGCATGGCAATCGACTATCGCCGCATGCGCGCCACGGCAACGCGGCTGCTGACGGAGAACGGCAAAGCCTACCAACTGACTCGCGGCGGAACCACCACCCGCGATCAGTACGGGAAAGAGGTTATCACCGAGCCTATTACAGCGACCGTTACCGGCGTTATCACCGAATACTCCACGCGTGAAATCGACGGTTCACTGATTGCTACGGGCGATAAGAAACTGGCGGCCACGTTTGAAACGGAAGTGCGCATTGACGACCTCATTGATATCGACGGCAAAAAGTGGCGCGTGGTTCAGCCGAATCCGGTTAAGCCCGCAGATGTGCTGATCTCCTACAACATCCAGCTGAGGACCTGATTATGACTAGTTCTGCAAATCAGCCGTTCCTGGCTGCCATTCAGTTGTTCGTAGATGGTTCAAAGCAGGAGATTGAGGAGGCGGTCCGCCGGACGGGTATCAAAATCCTCGGGCGGTTGGTGGACATGTCACCTGTCGGGCAGCCAGAAATCTGGCAGGTAAACCAGACGGCATCAGCCTATAACACCGCGGTGCGAGAGCATAACGCGGCGCTACGTGATGATCCGTCCAACCTTACAAAAGCAGGGCGGCTCAGGCGAGGCCTGCGTGTCAACGATTCGATGGACATCAAAAAGCCAGAGGGTTATGTCGGGGGGCGATTCAAAAATAACTGGTATGTGGGGCTCAACAGCCAGCCTACAGAGACGAACGATACCCCAGATGCTTCCGGGCAGGGTTCCAACTCCCGCGGGCTGGCGGTGCTTGAAGTGTTCCGGGTGGGGCAGGTGAACTCGATTTACTTTACCAATAACCTGCCATATGCCCAGGCGCTGGAGAATGGTCATTCGAATCAGGCGCCCGGCGGCATGGTCGGACTGACCGCACTGGATGCTGCGCAATATTTCCGAGAGGCAATGAGCGAGGTACGCAATGGTCGGTGATCAGTCCATGCGAATAGCTGACCTGCTGGAGAGCCGGGTAGCCATGATCTCGGCCTCTCTCGGCTTGCCGATCGCCTGGCCGAATATCGTATTTGATCCACCGGATGCGCCATACGCCCGTGTTTATGTTTTACCTGCACAAACTGTAGGTCAGGACATAGAAGGTCTGATGCGTACTTATCAGGGGATCTTGCAGGTAAACATCATTATTCCCGCAGGCTCAGGCGTGAGCCAGGCGAGAGGGCTGGCCCAGTCGGTGGCAGATGCATTCCCTGAAGGACTGCCGCTGGTGGACGGTGATCTGACGGTTTACATCAACGGGCCGCCGCAGGTGAGACAACCCATCCAGGACCGGCCAACCTCGGCGCCCAACGGGTCCAGTGGCTCCATAACCTACACAATTCCCGTCAGCATGCAGTACCGCGCTGACTACTGACCCGCCAGATGGCGGGTTTTTTATTACCTAAATTCAGGAGAGTGCTATGGCATTCGCAATCCCTAACGGCTCGCGTGTGAACGTGGCCAAGGCCTATCAAGCCCCAATCACCTTTACCGCAGCCTCTAACGCGACGGAATGCGAACTGACCGTTGCATCGGCCTCCGGCATTCTGGCCGGTGACGTAGTTCAGGTGAGTTCCGGTTGGTTAAAGCTCGATAACATGGTGCTGCGCGTAAAATCGGTGACCAGTAATAAAATCGTGCTGGAAGCATTCGATACTACCGACATCACCAAATTCCCGGCAGGCACTGGCGCGGGCACGCTGCGCAAAATCGACTCATGGATCACCATGCCTCAGGTGATGACACTATCAACTGAAGGTGGTGACCAGCAGACCATCAGCGTGCAGTTCCTGGAAGATGACAAAGCGCGAACCATCCCAACGTTTAAAAACGCGGTGGTTCAGGTTTACACCTTTGCACACGACCCTCAACTGGCGATCTACAAACGCCTCATTGACCTGGATGACTCCAGCGACACAACGGCGGTCTGGTTCCATAACCCACGCGGCAAAGCCGATCGTTTCTACTCAGCCAAAGTATCGTTCCAGCGCGTACCGCGCACGGAAATCAACGCCGTGGAAAGTAACGAGGCGCGCATGAACTTCGAATCGGACATGCAGATTTACCCGATCGCCGATTCATCCGTGACGCCGCTGGCGTTCCTGACCGACCTGCCGGCCACCAAATCGGTTGCTACAGGCGCAGCGCTGGATCTGGCGGTGGTAATGAAGGGCGGCTCAGCACCTTACACCTACGTTTGGAAGAAAGGCAGCACCGCTATTCCGGGCAAAACCGCATCGACGTTCAACATTTCATCTGTCGCATCCGGTGATGCTGGCGTTTACACCTGTGAAGTCACCGACGCCGCGGGAAAAACCATCACCTCGGCTGCGTGTACTGTCACGATCAGCTAACCAATCAGGCCCGGTACGCCGGGCTTTTTTATGCGCATCGCACGCGCACATCGAAGAAAGTCTTTCAGCTGTGAGCCTGGGCAAACCGTTAACTTTCGGCGGCTTTGCCGTGCGACAGGCTCACGCCTAAAAGGAAAATTAAAATGTCAGAACCTTCAATCGTCCCTTACGTAAAAACCACTCCCAAACCTTTTGGTGTGGACGTCAAATGGAAATGGCCGGGTGGCTGCGCGGTGCTAGAACTGCAATGCCTTCATGAAGATGGCCGACTTGTGAAAGAACGCATCTTCTGGCCAGCTACCGTACACCTTATTTCCGGGCTCAAAACTGGTGAGCGAGTTCAGGTGCGTCTGCGTCCAATTGCAGAGGATGGCTCAGCACGAGATTGGCGAGCCGGTGACTGGGTTGAAGGGGTTTCTTCTGTCGATGCCGGAGAAATTGTAGGGGCGTTGGACCATGAAATCCGCAACAGCGATGCATTCAAAGTCCTGAAAGATGGCTGGTCTTTCGAAAAGAACGGGACGCTGATTATTAATAACGGCCAGGTGTTCATTAACGATGCGAAGATTGGCGGTGGCGTATTGTCTACGAACTATAGCGTGAAGATGAACGTGGATTATGGTGGCAAACGGTACGCAGCTGGAATGAGCATCGGTCAGCCAAGTGAGCCGCAGGCAACGGTTAAGGCTGATCACTTTAAGGTGCAGGAAGCCGCTTCATCTATCATCGAGAACGCCATCGCAACAAGCGCGAAGACGAAGTTTAGGCTTGGCGATGAAATGAAGCAGGCCGTCATTGATGCCGTGCGTGAAAGCGATTTATTAGCATCCCTCCAGGCAAATATTGATGCGCAAACAGCTTCAGTAGCTGGCCTGCAACAGGCGATGCACGATGCGGTGAAAGATGTTCTTCGCAATGCGCTGAAGCCAGGCGGTCTGCTGTACAAACGATAACACCCCCATCACGCACTCGAATATTCAACCCGCTACGGCGGGTTTTTCTTTTCTAAGGAACCGAAATGACCAAATTTTCTCTGATCCCCAACCCAACTTTTTCTGTGACCGCGAGCATTCCACGCGCTGGTGCCGAAGACGGCAAGCTGACGTTCACTTTCCGCCATAAAACGCTTGAAGAGCTGCGTTCCATGGATGCGAAGATGCAAAAGGCTGCGGAAGGTAAAAAGGCTGTTATCGAGCCACAAGCTGACTATCTCATGGAAATTGTCGAAGGATGGGCTCTTCCTGACGAGTTTACCCGCGAAAACGTTATTGTTCTCCTGCAAAACTATCCGCGTGCTTTTGACAGCATCGGCATGGCGTACACCAAAGAGCTGATGGGGATTCGCGAAAAAAACTGAGGCAGGTCGCCGCAGCGTTATATACGCCGGGGCCGACGCTCGCGGAGCTGAGCGCTTTTGGTTTGACGCCTGAGGACGTGGAGGAAGAGGTGGGGATCCTGCCCTCTGTGTGGAAGTCTTTCACCATCTTCTCTGCCCTGGCAACCCAATGGCGCGTCGGCGCGAACGGTGCGACCGGCCTTGATTATAACGTTCTCCCCTGGATGTTCGATTTACACGGGGTTGAGGATGCGGCGACCTGCATGGCTGACCTTCAAATTATGGAAAGCGAGGCTCTCAAAGTAATGCACAAGGAGACGAAATAATGACTGACCAAATCGCCTCGATTACTTTGCGGGCCGATGTATCCGACCTGAAAACAGCCAGCAATGAACTGGATAGGCTCGGCGAGGCGGCGGCGGGCGCCGTAGATAAAGCCGATGATCTGAATAGTGTCTTCCGTGCTGGGGCTGAATCTGCGAAACAGGGCAGTGAAGGTATCAAGGAGCAGCAGAACGCGCTCAAAGGGTTACTGGAGAATATCGACCCGGTTACCAAGGCCTTAAACCGCCTGGATGAGCAGCAAGAATCACTGCGGAAATTTCAGGCCAAAGGTTTCCTGGATACCGAGACCTTTCAGGCTTACAACAAAATCCTTGACGACACCCGTCTCAAGCTGACCGACACAGGAGAAGCCGCGGCGCGCGCTCAGGCCGAATTAGCCGCTACCCAGGCGGCAGAGAAGCAGTCCGCCGCGTTAAAGAATCTCCTGGGCTCAATCGACCCGACGATTCGTGCGTTTAATTCCCTGGATGAGCAACACGCACAGCTGGTGGCCCATTTCGAAGCGGGGCGTATCAACGGCGCTCAGTTCGAGCACTTCAACACAATCCTTAACCAGACGCGTGAGCGCCTCTCTGGTGTCGCTGACGTACTGCCAGAGGCGCTATCCCGGCAGGAAGCTGCTGCCCGGCGCGCTGGAATCTCCGTTGGCCAGTACAGCGCAGCGATGCGTACGCTTCCGGCACAGTTCACCGATATCGCTACGCAGCTGGCTGGCGGCCAGTCTCCGTTCCTGATCCTGCTGCAACAGGGCGGGCAGATTAAAGACCAGTTCGGCTCGGTTCAGGGGGCGCTGTCCGGCGTCGGCGAATACATCCGCAGCATGGCTGGGATGATTAACCCAACCACGATCGCACTTGGTGGTCTGATTGGCACAATCGGCCTGCTGGCTGCCGCAGCATATAATTCATCAGAGCAATTCGACCAGGTAGCCCGTTCGGTCATCATGATGGGAGGTGCTGGCTTCGCTTCAATGCAGCAGCTCAACGAAGCCGCTGAGGAGGTGGCCGGCAAGACGAATACATCGATCAGTTCCACCGTCGATACGCTGGTTACACTGAACGATACTGGCAAATATACCGCCAGCCAGATGAAGCAGATCGCAACGGCCATCACCCTCATGGGTAAGGCCGGAAACGATACAAAAACGGCAATGGCCGACTTCGGCAAAATTGTTAGCGACCCGGTTAAAGGGCTGGCCAGCCTCAATGAGCAATATGGTTTCGTTGATGAGGCCATGATTAAGCACATCATCCAGCTTCGTAAGCAGAAGGGTGAGCAGGCGGCTGTTACCGAAGCCATTAACCTGTTTGCTGGCGTCATGGCAAAGCGCGCAGAGGAGACCAACAACGCGACCGATAATATCGGTCGAACGTGGGAAAGCCTTAAGAAGAGCGCTTCTGACACCTTTGGTGAGATAGGTGTTACCGTGCGCGCCTGGGGAAACCAGATCATCGATATCTTCGAACTTGTTAAAGCTTCGATTAAAGACCTCTTCCTCAACATTACTTCACTGGACGCCAAATTCACCGGCACTATTGCTGGCTGGGCTGAAAAAATCCCTGGTGGCGGGGCGCTGGCTAATTTTCTTGGCATGGATGTAGATGCCATGAAGAAGGCCGGGGCTGAAGCGGACAAAGAAATTGAGGCGAATAAAAAACGCTATAACGAACTTTGGAAGCGAGTAACCGATCCTAACGCGCAGGCTAAATATGAACGTGAGGCTCGCGGCTCAACAGTGGCAGGTGAAGGGGGAACAAGCCGCGAATCGAGAGATGCAGTCTCGAAGCTTGCTCAGGACTCAGCCAAAAAGACCAAAGAGGCGAAAGCCACTCTGGAAGCTGGCGATCGCACCCTGGAGAACTACCGCGCCCAGGCCAGAACGTTAACTGAAACGCTCGAGACCCTCCGACAAACAGGCGAAACCCACGCTAAAAATACCGAGTTCAGTAAACAGCAATCTCGATTTGCTGAATTGGATGAGGCAGCCAAAACCCGCGCGCTGACTGCTCAGGAAAAATCTTTACTGTCGAGCCGTGAGGCGATTCTGAACGCCGCCAAGGTGGTTGATCAGAAGAACAAGGAAGTAGAGGCGCAGCAGAAGATTAACGGCCTGGCGCAGCAGGCGAATAAATACGTCACGCAGATGTCGGAAAAAACCAGTGCATTGCGTGATAGTGCAGGCCTCAGTAGTCGGCAAACGCAGCGCATGATGGAAGAGGCGCAGCTTCGCCAGGGCTGGCTCAACGGAGGCGGTAAGCTTGAGGATGCCGGGTATGAAAAAGAGCTGGCAGCTCTCAGGAAATATTATGCCGAAGAGGACAAATTACGGGGTGACTGGAAGGCAGGGGCTGTTGCTGGCTGGAATGAATATCTTGACGCCGCCACGAATACCTATGATGCCGTGAAGAACGTCGCCAGCTCCACGCTGACCGGCTTGAGCAACATGCTGACTGAGCTTATGACAACTGGCACCGCGTCAGTTAAAGAGTTCGGCAAATCTATGCTCAAGATGATCCTCGAGATAACCAACCAACTTATAGTGGCCTATACAGTACAGGCCGCGATGGGCTGGATAAGCGGTGGCAGCAAAGGCGGGAGCACACCTGGGGGAGCTTACGCGAACGCTGCCGCTGGCCTAACTTTTAACGCTAAAGGCGGTGTTTATGATTCGCCCGGGCTCAGTAAGTACGTCAATGGGGTATACGACACACCCCAGTATTTTACTTTCCAGGGCGCATCGAAGTTTGCGAAAGGCGGTGTATTCGCAGAGGCCGGCGCTGAAGCAATCATGCCACTGGCCAAGGATTCTGCCGGGCGGTTGGGCGTACGCGCCCAGGGTGGTGGCGGTATGGCTCCGGTTATTAATACTACCGTTAACGTTGATGCTGGTGGCTCTGCAACTGTTCAGTCTTCCAGCTCAGGGGATGCCATGGGGCGCGCGCTTGCCGATGAAATGCAGAATGCTGCGTTGCAGGTTATCCAGAAGCACCTTAAGCCTGGAGGCATGATCTACAACTTCAGTAAAGGCAGGTAGTGTTTACGTCACCCCCTGGTTAATATGATGAAAACCATAAGAATCAGGGGGTGATTGTGTTAAAAAAAATCTTTAAGAAGATCTTAAGAACCATTGGATTATTACTGCTTCTGGTTGTAGTGATTATTGTTGCAGCGCTGGTTAACAAACCTTCAGAACAAGAAAAGAAGCAAAAAGAAGCCAAGGAACTTACGGATAAAAAACTGGATGAGCTTCGCGATGCCTGTGAAGCTTACGTAAGGATGTCAGTCATTAACAAAAGCACTCTGGATATGTCGGTGTTTGGCTCGAACAGATGGCTCGGTGACGACGGTAAGTTTTACGCCACGCAGGAGTTTAGCGCCAAAAATAAATTTGGTCTTGAGCAGAAATTCAGGGCCGAATGTATTGAAGACAAGGATGGGAAGACTGATTACCGGCTTGTAGAAATGAATGGAAGTTAAGTCAAAATGGTCTGATAACTTTCCCTCTCATGCTTTAAACCAGTATTAAGCCTCGCACATGCGGGGCTTTTTTTATGGAGTAAATATGGCAGTTGATACATACAGCTGGCGCTCGCAGCTCGGTGCTGGTGCGATTGAATATAGCCAGGCAGTACGCGCGGCGCAGTTCGGTGATGGCTATGAGCAGGTTGCTGACAACGGTATTAACAGCACGGCTATTCAGATCCCTATGAAGCACACAGGCGCCGAATCGGAAGTGGACAGGATTCGTGATTTCCTCCTTGCTCATACCGTGAAGGCTTTCATCATTACGCCGCCAGGTGAAGAAAAGGGGCTTTACCGCGTCGTAGCCGATTCGGTTCGTAAAACGCAGATCAGCAGCAAATATGCTGAGTTGACGTTCACCATCAAACGGGCTTACGGAGTGTACGCATAATGGCATTAGTCGATCAGGCGGCTATGCTGGCGCCGGGTGGCAGGGTCCGCCTGGTTGAAGTTGACGCCTCAGAGTTCAGTGGCGGGATCCACCGATTCCATTACGCACCTTTCCCCCATACGCAGGAAGAAATTGATGCTGCCAATGGAGATGAAGAAAAGCTTGGACCCAAGCCAATAGTCTTCGGTGGCAATATCTACGATTTTTGGCCGTTTCAGGTTTCAGGCCTGGAGCTATCGACAGACCAGGCGGCGGAGCCCACTCTCAGCGTCTCAAACCTTGACGGCCATATCACTGCGCTGTGCCTGCAATTTAAGGACATGGTTAACGCCAAAGTGAGCATTATCGATACCTATGCGGTCTATCTCGATGCCGTAAATTACCCTGGTGGCGTAAACCCTACAGCTGATTCGTCAATGTTCACACTTCAGACCTTCTGGCTTGACACCAAAACCTCCGAAGATGATGAGGTGGTTACCTGGGCACTCAGCAGCCCGGCCGATTTACAGAGTCTTGTGATCCCCACCCGACAAATTACATCGCTTTGTGAATGGGCGCTGCGCGGTCAGTATCGCAGCGGCGATGGATGCACCTATAACGGCACTGCGTATTTCGACGCGAAAGGGAATCAGGTATCAGATCCTGCCCTTGATGTGTGTGGCGGTTGCCTCAGTGACTGCCGTAAACGATTTGGCGCTGGCTTGGCAGACCCTGACGCGGCAATCCTCGATTTCGGTGGCTTCCCGGCAACCGTTCTCTTCACCCGATAACCGGACGTACCAATGAATAAAACCATAATGGCAGCTATCCGGGCGCATGCACTGGAGGAATCCCCGCGTGAGTGCTGTGGCTTCGTTATTCAGTCTGGCCGTCGCCAGCGCTACATTCCCGTGCCGAATACGCACGAAAATCCGACAGAGCATTTCCGCATCGACGGCGAGCACTGGGCTAACGCCGAAGATATCGGGACGATTATTCGCGTCATCCACTCCCACCCGGGCGACGGTGCCCGGCCTATTCCGTCCGATCTCGACCGCCAGCAGTGCAATAACTCCGGCGTGATCTGGGGTATTTACTCACCGGACAGCGATGAATACGCCGAGATAATGCCGGAGGCGGTGCCGCTTATCGGACGTCCGTTTATCCTGGGTTCGAATGACTGCTGGGGGCTGATTATGGACTGGCACGCCATTCAGGGCGTCACGCTGAACGATTTTCGCGTCGATTACCCGTGGTGGGAAAGCCAGTACCCGGACAATCTCTATTTCGAAAACTGGGAGCGGGAAGGATTCGTCGAGTGCGATCCGGCACCAGGCTGTATGGTCATCATGCAGGTTGATTCCGATAAGTGGAACCATGCGGGCATCATCACTGAAGAAGGTGAGCTGCTCCACCATCTTTACGGCCAGCCTTCCTGTATTACCCCATATGCCCGAGGCTATTTCAAAGACCGCACGATGATCTGCGTACGTCACAAAGACCTGCCACAGGAGATTAAGCCATGGCGCGTTTAACCACTATTCGTCTGTATGGCGCACTGGGCGCCAGGTTCGGGCGCGTGCATAAACTGGCAGTGCAGACATCTGCCGAAGCGGTCAAAGCCCTGTGTATCAACTTCGACGGGCTGGAAGACTATCTGATGAATGCAAAAAAAAATGGCATGACCTTCGCGGTATTTCGCGGTAAGCGCAACATAGGCGTGCAGGACTTCCAGGAGTTGGCAGGCGATAGCGATATTCGCATAGCGCCAGTTATGGAAGGGGCGAAGAAGGCCGGCATGTTCCAGACAATCCTCGGCGCCGTGATGGTTGTTGCTGGTGTTATTACTGGAGTGGCAACCGGCTGGACGGGCGCAGGTTTGACATTTGGGGCCGGACTTATCATGTCGGGCGCGTCAATGATGGCCGGCGGTATTTACCAGATGCTTTCGCCCCAGCCCAAAGGCTTACAGGGGCGAGACGACCCTGACAATAAACCCTCTTATGCCTTTGGTGGCTCAGTGAATACCCTTGCGATGGGAAACCCGGTCGCGCTTCTCTATGGCGTCCGCGAGATTGGCGGCGCCATCATCAGCGCTGGCATAGTCGCCGAAGACATCTGATAACTCCTTTCTGAATATCAAGCACCCAGTCGGGTGCTTTTTTTATGGATGTAATATGGAAGCGATCACTGGTGCAAAGGGTGGCAGCCAGAAGCAGCACACACCTGTAGAACAACCTGATTCGGCGCAGTCAATGGCGCGCTGCCGCATGCTGCTCGCGCTCGGGGAAGGTGAGTTTGCTGGTGGTCTGGATGCGACCAGCATTTTCCTGGACGGTACGCCGCTGGGAAACGCCGACGGAACGATGAACTTTGAAAACGTTTCCTGGGAATTTCGGCCGGGAACACAGACCCAGACGCCGATTCCGGGTTTTCCCGCAGTGGAGAACGAAACTACGGTTGGCGTATCTCTGACAAAAGCCACGCCCTGGACGCGCGCGCTGAGTAACACCCAGATTGACGCTGTGCTCGTTCGCATTGGTATTCCGGGTTTGCAGCAGCAGGAAAACGACGGGGATATTGTCGGCACTACCGTAAAGTACCATATCGATCTTGCTGTAGATGGTGGTGCGTTCTCTACGGTCATGACAAGAACCGTGACAGAGAAACTCAGTTCTCTCTATGAACTGACCCATCGCATTAATCTTCCGAAAGCCAGTACAGGCTGGCAGATTCGTGTGGTACGCGACACCGACGACAGCACCAGCCAGATGTTGCAGAATAAAACGCAGGTACAGGCAATCACTGAGGTGATTGATGCGCGCCTGCGTTATCCCCACACGGCGCTGCTGTATGTGTCGTTCAACGCCAAATCGTTCAACGATATCCCGAAGGTTTCCTGTAAACCGAAGGGGCGTATTATCCGCATCCCTTCGAATTACGATCCGATAGCCCGAACCTATAGCGGCACATGGGACGGGACGTTTAAGTGGGGCTGGACGAATAACCCAGCATGGATCTGGTTCGATGTGCTCACTGAGCCGCGTTTCGGACTTGGCCGACGCGTCACGGCGCAGATGCTGGATAAGTGGGAGCTTTACCGTATCGCCCAGCGCTGCGATCAGAAAGTACCTGACGGGAAGGGGGGAGACGGTACCGAGCCGCGCTTCATGTTTGACGTCTATATTCAGTCGCAGGCTGATGCGTGGCAGGTAATCAAGGACATCGCCGCAGGGTTCAATGGCATGACGTTCTGGGGCAACAACATGTTCAATGTTGTCTCGGACATGCCGGCGGATACGTCGAAGCTGCAAATCCTTACCCGCGCTTCGGTGGTGGGCAAGCCGGTTTACTCGAGCGGCAGTGAAAAGACCCGCTTCTCCAGCGCGCTGATTAACTTCAGCGACCCTGACAATCACTATCAGGACCGCACAACAGCGGTGATGTTCCCGGACCTGGTTAAGCAGTTCAAGTTTAAGCAGACGCAGATCACCGCAATCGGCTGTACACGCGAGAGCGAAGCACAGCGCCGTGGCGGGTGGGCGGTGTATTCCAACTCACTCGACCGGATTATCACGCTACAGACCGGGCTTGATGGCTATGTTTACGTGCCGGGCACCGTGTTTGCATTTGCTGACGAACGCCTTTCAGGGCGTGTTTATGGCGGGCGTATAACCGGATATAACGCCGGGTTGAAGGCTGTGACAACCGATCGGGGTACCAGTGCCGTTGCGGGTGACACACTGATGATCCGCACACAGGGCGGTACCGTTGAAAGCAGGGTGATCCAGGCCGTAAACGGCACACAGCTGGTGGTCGCCACGCCTTTCACGGCAGCGCCGTTACCCAACGCTGTATTCGTCATCGATGCCGGGCAGTTACGCCTGCAATACTTCCGCGTTACGAACCTGAGATTTGATGATGAAGAAAACACCTTCACAATCACCGGGGCCGAATATAACGCATCAAAATATGATGCGGTCGATAACAATGCCCGCCTGGACACGCCACCAATTAGTCTGATACCAACCGGCCTCGTCAACCAGCCGACCAATATCGTGGTAGCGAGCTATGACGCAGTGCGCCAGGGGCAGCGAGTGGCTACCCTGACGGCATCCTGGGATGCGCCGGTCGACAAGAACGGCAAACCACAGGCGGATGTCATAGCCTATCGGGTGCAGTGGAAGCGCGGCGACAATGAGTGGGTTAACGTACCGGAGACCGGTCTTCGCAATATCGAAGTGCCTGGCATCTTCGAGGGTGATTATCTGGTCCGTGTACGCGCGATCAACTCCGGCGGTGCATCGAGTCTCTGGGCAACTTCCGCGCTTACACACCTGAAGGGACGCGCGGGTGAGGTACCCAAACCTGTCGGGCTTAAGGCCTCCGAAGACGTCGTATTCGGAATCAACGTCACCTGGGGATTCCCGGCTAATACCGGTGACACCCTGAGCACTGAGCTGCAATACAGCATTGCCGCTGACGGCTCGAATCCGATGCTTTTGGCATCTGTACCGTATCCGCAGAAACTTTATCAACAGATGGGGCTGAAGGCGGGGCAGGAATTCTGGTACCAGGCACGGCTTGTCGACAGGATCGGGAATCAGAGCGCTTGGACCGACTGGGTGCGCGGGCAGGCCAGCATCGATGTATCCGATATCACCGATGCAATCCTGGAGGATATGAAAGGCTCCGATACGTTCAAAGACCTGATCGAGAACGCGGTAGACAGCAATGAAAAAATTGCTGGCATGGCTGACGACATCAAACAGGCCAACGACGAACTGGTGCAACAGGCGCAGGAAATCGCCAAAAACGCCCAGGATATCGGGAAGGTTCAGACCAGCGTTACAAACCTGTCGAGCAAGGTCGGAGACGTGTCTTCTTCTCTGAGCAAGCTTGAGCAGACAGTGGCGACGGCTGATACCGCGCTGGGCCAGCGCATCGATAACATCAGCGTGTCTGTGGACGGTATGACGGGAGGAGTGAAGAACTCTGCCATCGCGATTATTCAGGGCAACCTGGCGCAGGTGGCGGCGCGCAAAACACTGTCTGCATCGGTCGCCGGTAACAGCGCGCAGCTGGACCGCATTGATGAGGTGATCGTCAACGAGAAGGAGGCAACGGCGCGTTCGCTGCTGAGTTTGCAGACTGACGTGAACGGCAATAAGGCATCCATCAACAGCCTGAACCAGACGTTCTCCGATTACCAGCAGGCCACGGCCACGCAGATAAACGGCATCACAGCGACCATCAACGGGCATACGTCAGCCATTACCACTAACGCTCAGGCCATCGCGAACGTTAACGGGGACCTGAAGGCGATGTACAGCATCAAGGTCGGGTTATCCAGCAACGGTCAGTATTACGCCGCAGGGATGGGGATAGGCGTGGAGAATACGCCGTCCGGCATGCAGTCGCAGGTTATCTTCCTGGCTGACCGCTTCGCCGTTACTCACCAGGCCGGAGCGACCGTTACGCTTCCGTTCGTTATTCAGAACGGGCAGGTGTTCATCAACGATGCTTACTTCAGGGATGCCAGCATCCAGTTCGCAAAAATTACCGATTCACTGAAATCCAATAATTTTGTGACCGGGAAGACAGGCTGGAATATGCCGAAAAGTGGTAACGCTGAACTGAACAATGTCACCGTTCGCGGGGCTTTGTATGCAACGACTGGTAATTTCGGGTTTAGCGGGCCGAACAAGGCGACGGTGATAGACAGTAATGGTGTAACTATCAACCTGACCGGAGGCGGACGTATCGTACTTGGAGAATGGGAATAATATGCCAAGAGGACTACTGATTGACCTGAATGATGGTGGAAAGCGCATGGAGATAACGGCGGGTCTTCGGTGCCCGTCTTTTGGGGCCTACTTTGACAGTGGCTACCAGAAAGCCAAGTACGCTGATATTGCCGGTTATGTTTCCGGGGCGCAGGTGCTGTTTATCCCTCACGCAACGGCTTATCTTGATTCAGGGCTGCTTCATAAAATGAACTCGGTCACCATATCCGGTGGACGCGTGACGCAGAACTCCACGATGAAGGATGTAAGCATCAGTGAGCGTGAGAGTACGTACACGTTCCCCGGAAGCCTCTGGCAGATATTTCCGTCAGGCCAGCGTAGTGGGGTGGGTCTTCTCATCAGCAACAGCACTGATTTCACCTCAATAACCAATGCTACGCAGTCAGGGCAGTGTATCTGGAAGGGTACCGTCAATGTTCCCACTGGCGGCTGGGCAGTTCCCACGATAGCGGGGTACGACAAGTCCAAATATATCGTCTTTGGGCGCTGCAATAGCGGTAACACCGTCGATTTCGATGGCAACACGGTCAGGTTCTTCAGCCCTCCATCCACCAACGATGATGCTCCAACGACCGGCACGATAGATATTGTCATCTTTGCAAGTGGCGTGGCGCCTCGGCCGGGCACCGGGCTCAACATCTTCAATGCAGCCGGGGCCTGCACGTTTTCAACGACAAAGCGGCCTTTCGTCTACCTCAACCAGCTCTGGACGCCTTCGAAAAATGCCGTGAGCATCGGCAGCGGCTATGTTCCGCTGGGCAGGTTCGGGCTGATGGCTCACGAAGTAAATGGCATGTACGTGTATCGAATGTTCGGAATAAAAATACAGAACGGCAGTGCTTCAGTTCAGGGTGGGAAATATCTTGGGCGCGAGCGGTATGCAATTTTTGGTAATGACACGGTAACGCCACTGAACCTTCCCGTTCTTCCCGATATGTACGTCTGAATAAACTGTCTTTTTAATCAACCTCGCTCCGGCGGGTTTTTTTTATTGCCTGGAGAAAATATGCTTTATAACACTGGCACCATCGCCATTAACGGAAATACAGCCACCGGCACCGGCACGAACTGGACGGCACCGGCCAGCCAGATTCGGGTTGGCCAGACGTTATTTGTTCTTTCTAACCCGGTACAGATGTTTCAGATCACGGCCATCAACAGTGCGACGTCACTGACGGTTACGCCTGCCGCGTCTCCGGCGTTGAGCGGCCAGAAGTACGGCATTCTTGTTACTGATAGTCTCTCGGTCGACGGCCTGGCGCAAAGCATGTCTCAGCTCATCAACGAGTATGACGAGAACATCGGCGCCTGGGAGACGTTCGCCACCACCTCAGCAAACCAGAACATCACCGTTACCATCAACGGCACTCGTGTAACCATTCCGGCGATCGGTAAGCTGGCGCAGAAAGGAAGTAATGGCGCTGTCCCGATTGGGCAGGGCGGGACTGGGGCAACGAATGACGCTGACGCTCGCTCAAACCTCGGTTTAGGAAACAGCGCTACACGAGACGTTGATAGTCAGTTTGCCCCGGTGTCATCGTACATAAACGGAGCCGCTGTTATGGCCCAAGTTCATCGCGATTACCGGCCACTCGCTTCGTATGATCTTATTACGCAATATCCACTGGGTATGTCTTTCGGCATTCAGGCTGGCGGTAATGGGTGGGGTGGAGGAAGTGGTCAAGATGTCTACACCGGCATGTTAACGCTGCGTGGATGGCATGATGCAACTGGTGGCGGATACACATCTTGGCAGTTAGCGTCAACGTCGCAGGGGCTTAAATATCGCCAGGGAAACGGCACTGTCGCAGGGCTATCCAACGTTGGCTTTTCTACTACGCATACCATTTATTCAACGCAGAACACCACGAAAGCCAGCGACGGAACGCTCAAGGCTGCATCGCCGGTGATCAAAGTATTTTCAGATGGAACATACCAGACTAACGATGAATCTGAGGGCTGCACTGTAACCCGTCTGGCTACAGGTGAATATCGGATTGAAGGATGTCAGGGACTGAACTCAGACGCAGCATGGGGCGGCATCGATGGCGGTTTTGACATCCCTACCGATCGCAACAAGCAGCCGCTTATCTGGCTGGATTATGAGGTTAACGCCGATGGTTCGGTGCTGGTGAAAACCTATCATCGCGCACACCCTGATGCGCCTGCATTCGCCAGGAACGAACTGGAAAGTGTGGGTGATGGTGATCCGGTCGACATCCCCCGTGACCAGTTTGTGTCCGTGCGTGTCGAAATGCCTGCTGATTCTTTATACAACCAAAAAATCAGTGCGGCAGAGCTGGCCATGACTGCTGATGCGGGTGAATAAAGGTCGGTTTGGGAAGTAGCGCCACGAAGGACGTTGGAACAGCCGCAGGAAACGTCATGCAGGTAGGCGCATTCAACCTTGGCGCTATCCAGGGGGACGGTCCAACCCTCGATAATATGGACGGGTTCACGCCTACCGGATTTACCTCACATCAAAATGATGGTCTGACTCAGTTGGGCCTGACATCGAATACGGGACTAACTTCCATCATTCTCAATCGGGGCAACAGGCCAACCAGAATACATCAGGCATACTCTCTACGTCGTACCTGGTTTTCTTATTACAGCGGGATCGCATGGGCCTATCATGAAGCTTACACGACAGGTAATACGACAAAATCAAGTGATGGTACTTTGAAGGCGGCGTCCCCTGTCGCCCGTATTGTTAAATCCCGTGAGGACTGCCAGCGTGAGGATATTGATTCTGACGGTTTCAGCTGGTGTGGAGGTGGAACTGCCAATGAAGAAGCTGAAGGAATCAAAATTTCCCGGCTCGATGTGGGAGTTTATGTGCTGACAGGTTCGGCAGGCCTGGCGTCTGAGGGATGGCAGTTACTGCCGCCAATGGACCCTGGCGGCATGGGGGAACTGGGTGTAGTTGAGGCAGAGCAAACCGAAAACGGAGGACTGACTATCCGCCTGTTTAAGCGAAAATATCTGCTGGGCGATGACGGGGAGATCGTCAAGACGAAAGGGGAACCGATGGACGTGCCGGTGAACAGCTGGATAGATGTTCGGCTCGATATGCCCACTGATTCAGTTTTCAGGCGTGAACAGTACAGTCTGCAAAGTGACGAAGAAGGTTAGGCAACTGTCGGGCCGCGGAGGTCGGACAGTTCTTTTTCGATGATCTTTAGCCGTTCGGCCAGCTCTTTAATGGCCTCAACATACAGGGCGCTCATAGCACTGTAGTCCACGGTTTTAAGATCGTTAATTTCCTCTCCTGCTGGCGTAGTGCCAGTTCCGCCAGAACTTACAGCAACGGGCAGAACATTTTCAAGATCCTGGGCGATGATGCCTGCGCTGCGTACCGACTCCGATTCTGTGAGCTGAATGCCGAACGTGTAGCCCGTCAGGGAACAAATCTTCTCCAGTGCTTTACTGACGGGCTCTTTATCGAATTTCACGCGCTCGTCTGAGGTCTGATTCATCGTGACGCAGGTAAACTTACCATCAGCCCCAAATGCAAAAGCGTATCCGTTGGACCCGCCGTTATCATTATTATCAGGGCGGAGCTGAATAATTCCTGTTTGCCCGGAATAAATAACCCCCCTGGATGCCCCACCTGCACCATAGAACCACACATGGGCATTTTGATTGTCAGCTGGGGCCAAAACAGCAATTTTAGTTTTGCATTCCATATCAGCCGTGGTCACAATTTTTGCGGATGCGCTGATGCTGTTCTGACAGGTGATAGGGTTACGAAATTCAAAGCTATCGCCGATAAAAACGTATTTCCCTGCGTAAAATGTGAAGTCTCCTTTCCCCATGGCGCCATTAGAATTACCACCGCACAGAATACGCGCGTCATAGTCGTTAGTGCCAAGGAAATGGAAATCAACAAAGCTTGCCGAAGAGGGTTTTTTGGCTCCAACTTCGAGGCTTCCGAAGTTGGCTGTGTTGGTATCTCCCAAACCGACGTTTTATAGATTGCCCTGCGGCAGCCATGCCGATAACGTCACCTGATTTTTTTGCAGAAAATATTGGGTGAAAAATATGCAAATTGGCTACGTAAGGGTGTCAACAAATGACCAAAATACGGATCTCCAGCGACAAGCTCTCGAACGCGCAGGATGTGAACAGGTTTTTGAGGAAAAAATGAGCGGGACGGTAGCGAACCGCCCAGCGCTTAAAAAGCTTCTTAGAACGCTGAGTGAGGGCGATACGCTGGTAGTGTGGAAGCTGGATCGCCTCGGGCGAAGCATGAGGAACCTGGTATTGCTGGTGGACGAACTCCGGCAGCGTGGCATTCACTTCAAAAGCCTTACTGACAGCATCGACACTTCCAGCCCAATGGGGCGTTTCATTTTCCACATAATGTCAGCCCTGGCCGAGATGGAGAGGGAGTTGATCGTGGAACGTACCCGGGCAGGATTGGCGGCAGCCCGGGAGAAGGGGCGCATTGGTGGCCGGCGCCCGAAGTTAACCCCAGAACAATGGGCGCAGGCTGGCAGGCTGATCGCAAACGGAGTGGACAGAAAGCAGGTGGCGATTATTTACGACGTAGCGGTGTGCACGCTGTATAAAAAATTCCCGGCCACCAAATTTATCAATAATTTACTCACTGAAGAAAATTGATAGGCAATATCGGGATTGAACATTTTAATCGTCAAAATAAACTGTATATAAATACAGTGTTTTTTGGTGAGGTAATGATGCCACGCACAGCAGACATAAATGCCGCATTTATAGCGGCTATTGAGCTTAACCCAAAAGGCTATCGCTATCTGAAGACGGATAGTTTCATTCAGAAGTTGAGGGGCTTTAACTGGCACTTTACCAGGGCCGATGCAAATTCGTGGATAGAGCGGAACCAGCCTGGCTTCGCCGACAAGACGACAGACGGCAGCGACAACCGTTATTGGATCCTGCGCAACATGGGGAGAGTTCTCTAATGGGATTTCCTTCACCAGCAACAGACTACATTGAGCGCCGACTAACCCCAGCAATTCTGTGCAATATGGGGGCTGATAGTAGGGTGCTTGAAACGGATGTGGGGTTTGCGGTCATAGAGCCAGCAACGAAAAAGACACCTGGAGATGTGTTGTTAATTTTGTGCGACGGCCACACACAATTTGCAAAACTCATGGGCAAGGCGCTCATTACGGATGATGGTGAAGCGATTGAGGGATCAGCGCTTGAAGGAGTGGAAGTGCTGGGTAGGGTGACGTTCTTCATCAACCGCGCGCTGGGTGATGATGACTGCCCAACAATTTAATTTACATTGCTTAACCGTAGCCACTCGTTATCACTCGATGAACAGGAGATCGTATGCTGACGATTTGGGCGCTACAGTGTAATATGCATGCCAGTCGTTGATGGGGTAGTTACTGTGGAGTGTCCACCGCTGTGTCCATCAAGAAGATTTAATCCGCATAGCGAGTAAATAAATTCATACAT